TCGTAGCTCTCTAGTAGTTCTGAGAAGTAGTCCATAGTACATTATAGCTAAGTACAACAGGCTCAGTCTGATCTAAATAACAGACTGAGCCCAAGTAGATGCATCCTGATTCTAATTAGGATGGGTTAGAGTAGTTGAACGAATTCATGAAATCGTACTTGAAGTTCACAGTAAGTTGGTGGAACTGGTTGGTAGAGTAATTGAATTCAGAAGCAGACCAAGATGTGGGGTACACTCCGTAAAGTTCTACAACAGAGTGTGGGACTAGAGTGTTGTCTAGTTGAACAACCTCAACCTTGTCTGCTTTAAAAGATGTTCCTGCAAGACCTCCTGGCTGAGAGTTCTTAGTCATTTGTCCCGTGATAGGATCGTAAACACTTCGGAAGTAACGGAAGAGATCAGATGCTGTTTCCCTAAGATAAAGGTTGTCGAAGTCTACGGACAGTTCACCTGGGGTAGTCTTACCAGGGTAATGAACTTTGTCGTTAACTCTATCAATTACGATAGCTTCGTTCTTAATCTCAAGACCCGTAATCTTTTTAGCAGCTAGAGTTAGATCAGTTTCGTTAGTAACATCAGCAGGTAGCCCGTGAAAATGAATTTCGAATTGATAAGCTCTTACTGAATCTAGATCAGTAGAGATAGTAGGAAGGCCTTGACCAGGGGTGAACTGCCGTCCATATTTATCCTTGTAGTATGATTTTGCCATTTATATTACCCTTATAGGTTTCCTAGTTGAGCACTCTGGTTTGTAAGATTGACCTCAAAGATGAGCATCTCAGCAGTTTTAGTAGGCTTGATTAGAACCTTAGTCCAAAGCTCGTTTCGATCCACTCTAACAGGAGTGTTAGTTGTTTCATCACAAACTACACGGAACTCAGTGATACCCCTTCTTCTTCGAATGTTATCAAGGAAGGGATTAAGTACGCCTTCTATTTGTGCCCAAGTAAATTCATCGTTAGCTTCGAACACAAATCTTTGAGTTGCAGCTAGGATAATTTTTCTTATGTAGATCATTAGTCTACGGATATTGATTCTATCCAGGGCTGAAGCAGAACGTTGAGTAGTTCTTTGTCCGAAGATAGTAATACCTTGTTGAGGGAAGGCTACGATTGGGTTAACCACATTGCCTCCGCTGTAAAGGCTATCACGATCACCTTGGTTAAGTTTGACTTCTACCTCGGTAGGCTTAGTGAGTCTACCTCTTCGGAATCCAGCAGGAGCAGCCCAGCTATCAGCTACGGCATCAGTTAGTGCCATCTGACGAGCAGCAAAGATGGAAGGATCATACCAGCGGTCCTTACCATCGAAGGTGCTGAATACTTTTACCCAAGGCCAGTGAATAGCTGCATATGAACTATTAATAGAAGCGGTTCTAGAACCACCCGTAGTCGAGGATCTACCGTTACTCCAATCAATAGCATCTTGAACAGTTCCTACTGCGACAGGAGGAGACACAAGAGCTAAGAAGTTTTGTGTAGTTTCCGCCAAAGTAATGAGATTATTCTGTACATTTTGAGTCTGGATGCCTGGGACTAGTGCGATACCGATGTTGAGGATATCGTCATCTAAAGCTTGCATACCTGTTTTAGGCTCAACAGCATTAGAACCGATGAGAGCAGTATCCTGAGCAGTGCCGCCAGGATCTCCATTAGTCCCTCCTGCTAAGCTAGTAGCTGCGGCAGGAAGTAGTTTAAGGAAGATAGGTCCGTTAAGAACGGATCTAGATACAGGAGTTACGGACAGGGTATTATCTACAGAAGGAATATTCCACTGAGAAGTAGTCAAAAATCCAGTATCTCCTAGTAGAGTTCCTAAGTGTCCTGTGAAACTTGCAAGCTCAGCAGCAGTAGCATCAGCACCATCTTTAACCAAGTTACCTTTGATAATGTCAGAAGTAGTATTAGTTTCCCCTGTATTAATTACAGTTTCAAGGAAATTACCTGATCCAACAAAGCTTGTTTTAAATGTTTCCGCTGCTGTGCCGTTTTGATTAACAACCACATTACAATTTTTAGAACCTAAGGAATTTAATGTAATACTGTTTCCACTTGTGCTTCCATCTGATTTAGTACCACCATTATATCCTGCTCCAGGGTGGAGAGATTCAATCACATAAGCAGCAGAGTCTGTGCCTGTAGAAAGAATAGTACTTCCGTATACTCGCACGGCAGAAGCAATAGCACCAGAAGCTCCAAAAGAACTATTAGATCCTGAACCTGCGTAGACTGCGTGAAGAGCAGACACGCCATTGACTGCTGAGAAAGTAGTTGAACTACAAGCTGACATGCTCATAGATGCCCCTGAGCCAGCAAAAGACCCGACTACTGCTCCAGATAGACCTAAAGCAGTAGCGCCTGTTCCTGCTTCTCCGTCATAAAAAACTCCAACCTTATCAGAATCAAGACCTCCACCAATAATCTTACGTAATGCTTCTGCTTGGCTAACCGCTGTACCCGCAGGGATAGAAAAGTCTTTACCTTGGCTAGAGTTATCTGTAAATTGTGCTATACCATCATTATTGTATACCTGAATACGCAAGGTAAGAGGAGTAGCTACTCCATGTCCTTCGCTCACTGAAGCAGCACCAGAAACAATAACTGCTGGGCAGGATCCAATACTCATAGTAGCAGAAGCATCAAGAGCACCATCAGCGGCTCTTACATAATAAACAGAGTTAGTCTGCTCTAGAATTTCTAGAGCACCCTCAATACCTTGGCCTGTAAGGTTTTCGCTAGGTTCCCCGAAAGTAGAAACGAGGTTGTTTTGGCTAGTAATTAAAGTAGCTTTGTTTGTAGGACCTTTGGATGCAAAGCCTACTATACCAACAATAGACGTATTAATAGAGGGTGCATACTCTGAGATATCTTTTTCAATAACGTAAACACCGGGACTAACAAAATTAACCATAATTTAACTCCTATGCGTTGGAAATCTTAAACTGCCTTCTGCGGTGAAGGGTCTTAATCTGCTCTGTGATGTAAGGTTCAGGAACTACAATACTTTCTCCTGGCTTCATATTACGTTCTTTGCATCCTTTTTCTGTGTTAAAGTATACGGTAATAGATTGGAGACTATCGTTTTTTACAACTTTCATAAGTAATTCTTTCCTATAATATGTACTACAGAGAATAGTGTTTTTTGAAAACTTTTTTATCCACACCCATTATTGATTGTAACCCTAATGGTATGGGTGCTGTTGTTCTCATCAGGCTCTGTAGTGGTGTTGTGGATATCAGCATAGATTCCAAACACATACTCTTCTTGGTCTACTTGGTATAAATCATTATACTCAAAGACTCCTGATATCTCTTGACCTGGGGCTAGACCAGCCACATCATGCTGTGCTACTAGCTCAGAAGGGGGGTTAAAAGGTATGGAAGCTACGGTTAGGACAGCAGTAGCAGGAGCATCCTCTGGGTTTAGGAATCTCCAAAAGCCTACTACAAAAGGCTGTGCTGCATCGTTCCCTGTGTTCCTAACAGTGTAGGAATACTGTACAGTGTCAGGCCTTTCCAAGCTAATATTAGCTAGCTGAATAGGGTTTGTTCCTTCCCAGCAATGAAAACGTGCTGCGGGCATATTGATAGGAGGGTAATGACCTTGCCCAGAGGCGGCTAAGAGCAGCTTGTCAGCAGCAAAGGTGGTCACCTGTAGGTCTGCCTTAGGAGCCTCTCCAGTGGTGTTAGAATCGCCTGCAAAGCCTGTACCCGCTGTGACCCTCGTTTGGCCTGCGATGGTCCTAGGGGCCGCGTGAGGGCTCTTACCGTGCGAGGTAATGGCATCCCCCTGTAGGGACACTTTCATACCCTCTACAAAGACGTTCTGAGAGCCAGGACCAATAATCAAACCCCCTGCTGTGTCATTCTCGACACGGCTAACCCCTTTTCCTTCTATAGTAACTCTACTACTTCCAGTTTGAGGATGCCCACACGAAGCAGGGGTTCCTTGTACACTAATATCAGGCATTATTGATTAAATACTAACCATTGCTTGTTCTGATTGAACCCCTTCGGCTGTAGAAGAGTTAGCAGATATTGCATAGTAGTATGTACCTCCCCCAGGAGGTGTATCGTTGTTTATGAAAGTATCTGTTGTTGTTCCTACGAAGACCATTTCTTTAGCGAAACTTACAGGGTCATCATTACGACCATCCCCACCACCAATAGCGGGTAGAAGGTGCCCAGGAGTAATCAAATCACTAACTGCTTGGGCACCAGTAGCGGATCTCCAATTGCTATTTACTACAGTGGGATTTGTAATAGAACGATATAGGTTGTAAGAAGTGGCTGCTTCAGAAGTAGTAGCTGTGGATGCTACCACAGCATCCCATGTAAGATTAACTGTACCATTTCCATTATCGGTAGCTTGTACATTTTCCGGGGCTGGGATCCAACCATCCCAAGCCTGAGAATCAAACTCTCCTCGACCAGCAGTACTTGTACTATTTTCAAAACCATCTTGATTTCTGAAGTACTTAAAGAACCAAGATTTATGGTGATTTTTCATAAAGCGGCTAGCCCTTACGTTATAAGGATCCTCATTACGAGGGAACAAGGCCCATAAAGCAGTAGCTCCTCTATTTTCAAGGTGAGGATAAAACGTGGAAAAGCCCGCCGATCCACCATCATCAGAGCATAAGCATCCAAAAGGAGACACATCAGTATTGGAACCAGTAAAAGGCCCATCACTTCCGACATGCCAAAGACCTCCTTCAATAGAAGGAGTAGTAGATAGGCCTAAAAGAGCCCTAGCCCAAATGGAATAACCCCAAGTAGCTAATCTGTGACTACCCTTCCCAAAATAAGTATTGCCAGGACCTCCCCACGATGGGTTCCCTCCTGGCTGTATAGGAGTCCCACAAGTCTTACCAAATCCAGGGTTATCATTGTCCTCTTGTTCTCCGTTATGGAGGTATAGACTGTATCCAAGATCCCTTAAGTATTTATGATAAAAAGGAGCACCATTGATATGGGTACCTCCAACATAAGTACATGTAGTCCCTGGTCCGTTAGCGTATTGGAAAGCAGCAGTGTGTGGGCTAGCTTGGTCTACTGCCTGTGCCATAGATGCTAACATATGATGAAGTGGTTCCCAGCTAGGATCCTTACCCAAAGCAGCGGCAGATATTATCAAAGACATGCGGGCACCGTACTCATAAGGAGCGTACCTACCATAACCGTGTGCAAGCCAATCCCTTTGGCCCATATTCTCATGACCATGCATTCCCCAGTGCTGAGGAACATTAAAAGCAAACTCAAGTATGCGTTGAGTTATTTCCTCATCGTCATCACTCCAAGCATTATTGGGATCAATTAGCCCAAAACCATTAGCAAGTTTTGCGTGAGCACGATAAAGAACAATCTTTTCCAACTGTAAAGCTTGATTAGAAGCAGATCCACCTGAGGTCCATTGGAAATCAGTTGGTAGATTAGTAGCAGCGGCAACAGATGTGATACCATCATAAGTAGTTCCTCCCCATCCTGTTACCTTATCTATGGCTATGTTTTTAAAGTGTTCCCACAAGGCTACATTGTAAGAAGGAGAATCAGTACTAGCCCACATCCCTGATCTGTATTCAGGTTGCGAAGAACATTTAATAATCGTACCGTCTGAGCCTACAGCTTTAGCTAAATTCAAAAATCCTTCGGGTAGAGTGTCTGCATCAGCACCTATAGAGGTAATAGCTCCACTCTTAGGAGTTCCATTGCTCCAATGAACACCATAGGGATTTCCAAGCGTAATTGGATTATTTGGATATGTAACCTGATCCATACTTACAAAACCGTACCAAGGATTTCCATACGCTACCTGAAGAGAATCACCTTCTTGAAGAGTTACTGTTGCGGTAGCTAGTTGGTTAGGAAGCATACTCCCACCTTGTTGCACAGAACCATAGGTAGGCGCATCTGTATAAAGCCATGAGAAGGTGGGATCAAAAGTTGGGTACGTAGCAGTTACATAATCCATCGTCTGTGAGTGGACTCTATAATAAACCGTAGCAAACTGTCTCGTAACTCCTGTGTGGCGACCATCGAAACCACTATGAATCCCAGGAGGGTTGACAGCTATAACATAATCTCCAGGCGTAACCCAACCGCCAGGGTATTCTTGATACCCTCCAACAGCCCACACACTCTGAATGGCTGGATTTACTGCTGTTACTTTAACACCCATTAGATCCAAAGATCCATTAGGTTTTGGGAAAGCAGCAACAGTTAATGGTGGTGCTTCTTCTGGGGTTGCATAAGCTTCTAAACTGTAGGGTGATTCTTGCATAATTTAATCCGTTAAAGCTGTTACTACATAATAGTACGTAACCCCGTTAGTTAGACCAGTGTGTAAAAAGTTACTAAGAGTAAGAATAGAACCATTTACCTGTGTATAAGGTCCTCCTTGATTAGTAGATTGATAAACGTTGTAGCCAAGGAGGTTACTTTCAGTATTATCATTCCAATAAAGATTTACAAACTCATCCCCTGGGACTGCTGTAAGGCCTGTGGGTGCTACTACTGGAGGAGGAATATTTGGAATGCCCGCTACTTCAGCACTTTGTGGGGATTGGAACGATCCAAAGCTATCCCTAATAGTAGAAGGAAAAGCAGTTACTACATAATAGTACGTAACCCCGTTAGTAAGTCCTGTATCTACATAGGAGTTAGTACCTAAATAACGAGGCACTACTTGCTCATAAGGTCCTCCTGAAATTAAAGATCTCCAAAGTAGATAAAATACAGGATCTGTATTATCAGTCCAAGTAAGACTAAGAGTTCCATCGTTAGGAGTTACCGTTAGCCCCGTAGGTGCTGCTGGTATGGAGTCTACATACCAGCCAGGATTAATAAGAGGTTCTGTAAAAGATACAATCCCAGCAGTTTGTATACTATCATGAAGCCATACGTTGTTAGAAACAGTAGGATTGCCTTGAAGTGAAACCCCTAAAGGAGTATCAACTTGGTAACCTCTAAGAATTCTATTATTTTTAAAAACTACATTCTTGGGAATATTATCAGAGTTACCATCATCAGGTTCTCTGCCTGTAATATTAAGAAATCTTATACCTGCATTGATCCAGTTATCTTCAATAAGAACGTCCTTAATACCTCCCTGGGGGACATTACCCCCAAGACCAATCTGCAAAGCAACACCATCTCCCCAAGGATTCCCAGGTCCAGCATGTTCACCAAGTACTTCCATGGCTTGATGATGAGGAATATCAAAGAAGTTTCCTTTAATATCTATACCATTTCCTTTTCGTACTTCTAAAGCATTAAAAATTTCTGTATTGTAACCTAAGTGGTGAATCCAGTTTGCTTCAATAGTAGTACCAATACTATTTAATGGAGTCTTAGCATCTACTACAATACCATCCTGCCCCATAGAATGAAGCTCACAGTATCGTAGATTAAAATCATAGCCTATTATCCCTGCTTTTGCAAAGTTTTTAATTTCTGCATTCTCAATAGTAACTCCTCCAAAGAATCTATTAGGAGAAAGACCATCAAGAGGAGCATTGCATATAATACCATAGTCTGGTCCGTCTGTAGGGGAGACAGTTGATCCTACAACACTGAAGTTTCTAAGAGTTACAGGTATAGTAGTGGCACACCATATTGGACCGTCATGAGAGAAGTTTTCAAATACCGTTGCCTCCGTAGTCTCCCCAGTTACAGGATCATAATTGCTAAAGTTCTGTGCAACAGCGT